CGCCGGACTCCGCAAAGGGCTCGACGACCCCCGCGGCAACCTCGCCCTCGTCTTTCTTGGACTCGCTGATAAGCTCAAACCCCGCTGGATCGTCTGGGAAAACGTCCCTGGCGTCCTGTCATCGGGCGGAGGACGGGACTTTGGTTCCTTCCTCGGGGCGTTGGAACAGCTCGGGTATGGGTGGGCCTACCGGGTCTTGGACGCTCAATACTTCGGAGTACCCCAACGCCGTCGTCGAGTCTTCGTTGTCGCAAGTCTTGGAGGTCGGGACGTTGCCGCCTCGGTTCTTCTTAAGCCCGAAAGCGTGTGCTGGCATCCTGCGCCGCGCCGAAAGAAGGGGCAAGCAACTGCCGCCGATGCTGGAGCAGGCGTTGAGGCAGGCCGTGGCTGCTGGTGGGACGGAGGACAAGTAAGCCAGACGCTCGACGCGTTGCTCCAAAAAGGCCAGACGATGCCCGAGAAGAACCGTTTTCCTGCGGTGCTTCAGCCTGTTTGTGCCACCGGCAATCAGACGCATTGCCTTACAGCTTCTTCTGGCAAAGGTGCAACGGAAGACGGCACGGGCCGTGGAACGCCAATCGTCATTGACCGGGCGGCTTTTAACCAAGGCGAAAACGCCCAATACGAACCGCACATCGAGCAGACGGATGTGATGGACTCGCTGGTGGCCCGCGGCCCGCACGCCGTCGGCGTACCGCCAGCAATGGCCGTCCGTCGCCTCACCCCAGTCGAGTGCGAGCGTCTTCAGGGCTTCCCCGACAACTGGTCGCAGATCCCTTGGAAGGGCAAGCCAGCAGAGGAATGCCCCGACGGCCCACGCTACAAGTGCGCCGGCAACTCGATGGCCGTCCCTGTGATGCGCTGGATCGGCGAGCAGATTGCCCGCGTCGAACTTTCCCTCAACAACCCAACCAAATAATCCCATGCCCGACCCTCTCGCCCACCTCCCCGATATGCTGGCGTCTCCCGCCCATGTCGTCCGTGGCCTGTCCTACCAGATTGCCTACGCCCGCGACCGCGTCCTGCAGGGCGACTGGACCGACAAGTTCGCCCGCGAGCGTATCCAGCTTTGCGCCGCCGTCGCCGAGGACAACCTCCGCCTATCCCACGGATGCAAGGCCGTGACGATCTACGCGAACCTCACCACCGGGTGCCGTGCCTTGCTGACTTGGTCCTATGTCGACCGCAACGGCGAGAAGGACGCCGGCTCGGTCCACCCCAGCATCGACGGCCGATGAGCGAGTTCATGTGCCAAAACCCTTGGCTGACATTCTGGGGTTTCCTGCTGTTGTTGCTCACCTTGGACAACGTCATCCTAAACATCTGCAAAGCGACTGTTTTTCTGGTGAAAAAATCTGAAGCAAAAAAAGATAACGACCAAAACCAATGAGCGACGAACAATCCGAAGGCATAGAAGCCCTTAATCAAAGCCTCAATGACCACATGGAAATCTGTGACTTGAAGCGGAAGGTCAAACGCCTTGAAGCCAAGGTTAAACGGCTCATAGAGGCTGGAGATAAACTCGGTTCTGCTCTTATCCTGTTTGAACTCAAAAGCGAAGAAGAGCGTCAAGAGCGTCTTGAGAATTGGGCAAAAGCTAAATACGGGAAGCGTACCAAATGAGGTTCCTCACCCTCCTCCTCGCGGCGACCTCCCTCCACGCCATCACCCCTGGACAGGTCGAGGCCGTCATACAGGTCGAGTCTTCCGGCAACCCCAACGCCATCGGGCGACTGGGCGAGCGTGGCCTCCTTCAGTTCTTTCCCGCTGCGTGGGCCGATACGACCCTCTGGCGTGCCCGCCACGGCCTTCCGACCTACGGGTACGGCACTTGGTCCACGGACGCGGGCGTAGGGCGGGAATACGCCACCTCTTGGCTGACCTACCTCGAGGACAGGCTGACGACGGCGCTGGGCAGGAAGCCCACGATCGGCGAAGTCTACGCCGCCCACCAGCTCGGCTTCGCTGGTTTCAAATCTAAAGGGTTTGACCTACGCCGTTGCCCCGCCATCACTCGCATCGTGGTCGCTCGGATTAACCGAGACCCGCGCTCGAAATAATGAACAAGCCAACCATCGTGGCCGTCGACCCTGGAGTAAACGGAGGCATCGCCGTCTTCACCCCGTCCGAAGGCACCACCGAACTCCACAAGATGCCCGGCACCGACTGGGATGTGGTGAACCTCATCAAGGACATCCACCTAGCCAAAGGCCGCGTCGTCCTATACCTTGAGGAGCCTCCGCTGTTCGCCGGCAAGTCCATCCCGGGCTCGGCCATCGGGAAGCTGATGTGGAACACGGGCATCCTCTACGGCGCCGCCATCGGCATGGGCTGGGAAGTCCACCGCGTGAAGCCCGCGATCTGGATGAAGGCCCACCCTGTCGGCACGAAGGGCGACCGCACCGGCACCCAATGGAAGAACGTCCTGAAGGCCCGAGCGGCCGAACTCTTCCCCGACGAGGACGTGACCCTCTGGAACGCCGACGCCCTCCTCATCCTTGACGCCGCCAAACGCGGTGCCATCAACTGACCGCCTTATGGCTTTCTACGCCTACGACCAAAACAACAGCGGCGGCTATTGCGTCCAAGACGAAGTCATCGCCGACCTTGTAATCATTGAGGCCAACGACCGCAAGCAGGCCAACAAGATTGCGGACAAGAAAGGCTTGTTCGATTACGATTACTGCGACTGCTGTGGCCCTCGCTTCAGCGCCTACGACGGCGAGTACCAATGCTACGCTACCGTCGATTCGGCCATCGCCGACGACTTCCGAACGCACGACGAGTTCAAATCCTACCCAAGTGTCCGCATCCATTTCCTTGACGGCACCGTCCGTCGTCTTCACGACCGATAAACCTTCCCATGCTTAAGAAACAACCCAAGACCAATCCCGAAGCCAAAGCACCTGCGACCTACCGCGAACTCAACGGCTCGTCCTACATCGTCCTCTCCGACGGCACGGTGGCCCGCAAGCTGAAGCCCCGCCTCGCCGGGCAGACCCGCTACTGGTTCCTGTCCCACGATAACCATCTCCGCTGCATTTCGCAGAAGACCATCGACGAGATGACGACCTTCCCCTAATCCTTTCCACCCAACCCACACAACAAGCCATGAGCAAAAAAGAAAACGCTCCCCAGGAGCAGACCAATCCCTACTTCGACCTGATCGGCGCCCTCGCCAAGATGGAGAACGTCGGGGCGAACCGACTCAACCCAGCCTTCAAGGCCCGCTACGTATCGCTCGACGCCCTGCTCGACGCGGTGAAGCCCGTCCTCAAGGAACACAACCTCGCCCTCGTCCAAGTCCTCGAGACCGAGGAAGGAAAGGTCGGGGTCTCGACTTCCTTCCTGCACTCCTCCGGCCATCTCTTCTCCTTTGGGAAACTGATGGTCAAGGCCGATGGCCTCACGGCGCAACAGGTCGGCGGTGCCATCACCTACATCCGCCGGCAGTCCATCCAGACGGCTTGCGGCATCTCGGTCGACCTCGACGACGACGGTCATCAGGCGTCCGCACCGAAGCCCCAAGCCCCCAAGGTCTTCATGGGCGAGCTGAAGTACGAGAAGGCCGCCGTGGAGATACTGATCACCAAGGGCTGGCTGAAGCCTGGACAAGGCCTTAAGGACCTGTCCTCGGAACAGGCCGCCGTCCTCACGAACCACGCCTTTGAACAGGCCGTCCGCAACGCCGCCAAATGAGCCACGACTTCATTCAGAACGCGGTGAACGCCCTCTACCGCGACAACGAGCTGATGGCGCTGAAAGCCGAACTGGCCAATCTGAAGGCCGAGCGTGACCAACTTAAAGTTGACCTTGAGAAGTCGGATGGGGTGGTCTGGACGCTGTCGGTCGAGAACGCCCGACTCAAGGCCGAGGTCGAGCGGCTGACCAAGGCCGGGGATGCTCTTGCTAACTTCCTTGGGCCTTGCTGGGCCGTCCGCGAGTGGAACGCCGCCAAGGGGGTGCAGTCGTGATCTACGAGTTCCGCAACCCGATGCCGGTCGAGACGCCCCTCGGTTATGGGATGCTGGTCTATGTCCGGGACGGAGGCACCTTCGCCAATGACGTCTTCGCCATCGTCCTCGACCATGACGGCTACCTCCGGCACTTCTCCTCGGAGCAGTTCCGCTTCGTCCGCAACGACACCTTCAGCATCCGTCCAGAGGCCAAAGGCTAAAACCATGACCTCGACGACCACGGCCCTCGGCGCCTGTCAGCCCATCAACGTCATCCTGCCCGACTCGACCATCGTCCTGATGTGGATCGTCAAGACCGAGGCCATCCGGCAGTTCGCCATCCAGGACATGAAACAGGCCGAGGTCGAACTGGCCGACTTCGACGCGGTCATCCTGTCCAAGCAAGCCAAGCATATCCGCGAGATGACCGGGGCGACCTTCGAGAAGGACGGCAACGCCTACGTCATCGACGCCGTCAGCCAA